CTTAGCGAAGTTCGGAACAAAATGACCGCCGAGGAACTGATCGGCTGGAGCGCCTACTTCCAGATCCTCAACGAGGACCAGAAAAAGGAAATGGAGAAAGCCAAACGCCGCCGCTAACCCCGGTGGCTTTTTACTGCGTAAACTGAAGTACCGGATTAAGCGTGGCGCCGTGGCCTACAGAGCGGATATTGAGATTGCCGTAAGAGGCGCACGCCAGCTTAAGGATTTACAGAATCAGTTACTGACGACGGCGGACACAGTTAGTGCGCTCGACGGAAATCTAAGAGCTGTAGCTAATCAACTACCCCGAAGCATTTCAAACCTCAAAAGTCTTGCTTCTCAAGCAGCTGAAAGTTTTGATAAAGTAGCACTCAATACTAGTGAAGCTATTGATGCCGCAAAACACTACATTAAAACCACAGACGAACTAAACAAAGGCTTACAGGAACGGCTTAACTTAGTAAGAAGCATTCGAGCAACGGAGACAGCTGCTCAGCGTCGAGTAACGCCGGGTGATGCGGGATATGGACAGCAAACCCCGGCGCTACCGCCTTCTATGGTGCGCCTAGTAGAAATTAAGCAGAATTGGAATAAATTTTTTCGAGATGCCGCTGAAACTGCTAGAGATATCCAACAAGAAACAGCTGCGGATCGACTAAACGCCAAAAAGTCTTGGGCAAAGTTTTTTGATAGTGCCGCCACGCTGGCAGAAGATCTGACAGCGCAGATTCGTGCCACAGAAGCTGCTGCGAGTGCTGCCGCTAGGAAAAGATTAGCTGCCACCACAAACAAAGTAGTTGACCCTAGAGGAAAACAAGCAGCCGAATTCCCATTTGGTCCCAATCCGCTCAGTACACGTCGTTTCGGTGAACGCCCTGGTGCCGTCAGCAATGAAGCTATTGATGCCGCGATGCTGCGCGTCCAAATGGACGCTGATATTAAGCATATTCAAGGTATGCGACAAAGACGGCAAGAGTTCTACGCGTGGGAGGCAAAACAACCTAGAACCATATACACAGCTTATGATCGCAATTTCTTTGCGCCAGCCATTAGTAGGTTTAACGACTTGGCACGTGCAGCAGAAACAACCGGCGCACAGATAACTAAAAGTATTGGTAAACGTCTAGGCGGCGCCACCATTGGCGGTGCTTTCCCATTGCTTTTTGGTCAAGGTCCTGAAGCAGCAATTGGCGGTGCATTAGGTGGACTACTTATTCCAGGTGGCGGAGGTTTTGCGGGTTCCTTGCTGGGCACTCTTATCGGTGATTTAAAGTCAGCCGAAGTTGAAGTTACTAAGTTAGCCAGCTCGTTTGGTTACAACGAAGTGCAGGCTAGAACGCTTGCTAAGTCATTTGAGCTGGCCGGAAAAGATGCAGACAGCCTTAAAACGGCGTTTGTGAACATACAGGGTTTAGGTATTACCTCAGAGGAACAGACATCTTTACTTCGCATTGCTAACGAACTATCCACGGAATATGGCGGTAAAGTTGACAGAATTACTCAATCTTTAGCAGACACCTTAGAGCAAGGAAAAGTAACTATTAGTTCTATAACTAATTTAACATCACAGGGTATCCCTGTCCAAGAAAAACTAGCCGATAAACTAGGTGTTACTAGAGAAGAACTATTTAAACTGGCACGTGACGGCAAAGTGCCTGTTCAAGAGCTACTAGACGTTATGGTGGAATTAGGTATTGAGGCCGAAAATACCTCAGATAAAGGTAAAACAGGTTTTGATCGTTTTAGTCAGGCAGCAAAGGATTTAGGTATTGCTGTTGCAAACTTAGCTGAAACAATTGTTACAGTTTTAGCACCTGCTATTGAAACGATACTGAATCTGGCTACGCGCGCACTTACCGCCGTAAATGGGTTGCTCACCTCGAACGTAACGCGTCAAATGGGGCAGGCAGGCCTGGCGCTTACATTCGGACTAGAAAGCCAAGGAATAGACAACATAGCCTCAGCTTTAAACGATTTAAACAAAATTACACCCACAACAGTGGATCAAACAACAAGCCTTCTTGGAAATTTGGACGATATGAGTCGTAACTTGCAACGCGTTAGAGCAGATGGAGCCAACTGGATTAGAGCTACTGCATTGCAGGGCGAGGTAATGAAAGCACAAAACAGAATACTAGAAGAACGCAAGAAACTAGGAGGCCCTACACCAGAACAACCCATAGGTCGGATACAGGCACCTGTTCAACTACCTGCCAAAGAAGGACGCCCAGCAAAAGACGATACACTTAAAAACTTAGAGGCTGCTTTAGCGCTTACAACTGAGCTTCAACGGCAAGAAGAGCTGTTACTAGCGGCGTCTGACTACGAGCGCACAAGACTGCAACTTAAATATGACCACCAAGATACCTTGGGTCGAATTAACGATCTTGAGGACCAGTCACAGAGGGAACTGCAAAGAAGTTTGGCGGATCGCATATACGCCCTTGACCTTGCGAAAGCAGAAGTGGCAGAGGAGGCAAAAAAGGTTGAATTTGCCAAACAATTTAACAAAGAACTAACGAGTGGTATTGACAAACGTTTACAGAGTCTTGACTACTACAACGTCGAAATTGCCAAGCTCTCAGAGCTGACTGAGGTCGGTGATCTTGTCAAATACTCAGCGGAAAGTATTGGTGACGCCTTCCGCAACACCTTTAATGACATTGCAACAGGGACTGAAAGCGCTATACAAGCAATTGCCAACTTCTTCGAGCAGATCGGCAAAGCACTAATCGACTACGCAGCTATTGCTATAGCCAACTACATTGCAATCGGCATAGCGCGCATATTTGCAGGTCTTGGCTCCGCAAGCGTTGGTGGTGATTACTTCAGCGGTGCCGACACCTCTGCGTTTAGCGGCGGATTTGGCGTAGATAGCAGCGGTTTAGCGGGTCCGAGTTCGCCTTTGGGCACGACTCTGGACTATTCGGGAGTCAAACTTGCCGACGGTGACTACATCACTAGCCCAACTAGTGCAGTTGTTGGCGAAGGCGGAAGTAACGAGTATGTCATCCCTGCCAACAAGATGGACAGCGCTATGTCCCGCTGGAACGCAGGTGCTCGCGGCGATTCCGTTGTCACTGGCGCAGATCCGACCGGCGGCATGGGCGGCACTGCAGTTGCGGAAGCTCCATCCCAGATCAACATCAGCGGCGGGGTCTTCCAGTACAACGACACCAGCTACATCCGCCAGGATCAAATCCCGAGCATCGTCAGTCAGGCGAGCAAGCAGGGCGAAGCCCGCGCTCTCCGTAGACTCCAGATGTCGCCCTCAACTCGCCGCAAGGTAGGTATCTGATGGACCAAGCGATCGGAACATTTCTGACGCTGTTCACGTCGGATGTCGCTGTTGCCTACAACTTTCAAAATTTCTACATCGGGGAGTCAAAGACCTGGGAAGGCGACTCCTACAGCTTCCTGCCTTTCGGATTCAGTGGTGCCACGGTCAGCCGAGAGGGCGACAACGTGTCAGCGCAAACCGCGTTCCCAAACAATGAACTAAGCCGCACCTGGGCAACAACCGCCGTCTCAGAGGCTTGGTTCCTCCGCGCTCACACTCTTAAGGTTGATGCCACTGGCGAGCCCCTGCAGCTGATTAGCAGCTACACCGGCCAGATCACAAGTGCCAGCTGGGATGATACCGCCTTGATCCTCAAAACCAGCAGCGTATTGGATGCTGTGCAGCCAAACATCCCGAACCGGCGCCTCAACCGTAACCTTGTGGGATCGATTCCTGTAACCGATGCGATCCGGCTGTGAACGCTTTATCGGGCTTGGCTACGAGCTAGGAGCAGACGGCAGCAGCGGAAAAATCGACTGCATCCACTTGGTTTTGGCGGTGCTCGACGATCTCCAAATCCCGCACCCCCCAATCAAGGACAGCTGGTACGAGGGGCGGCGGAAGATGATTTTCAGAGACCTGTACGACTGGGGCGAGCGTATTGCCAACCCTGTCTACGATGGTGACGTGGTGCTCATCCCAGGGCAAAACTGGACTTTCGGAGTCACATGGCAGCGCGGAATTTTGTACGTCAATCAAGCGCTGATGGCGGTGAACTGGTCACCGGTCGCTTTGCTGCCCAAGCTGCACGCTTTCCGCTACTGCCCTACGAAAAGCAGCTGATTGACCTGCTGGGTTGCAGCGAGGACGAATATCGATATTTCAGACAAGAGGCAGAACGCCGAGGGAAGGTAAGACCGGCGGCGTATGACCACATTCCTGACATACAAAACGGTCCTGATGCCGGTCTGTATATCGCCATTGCCAGTTTGCTACTGGGTGTGGCATCGACAGCCGCCAGCATCTTGTTGGCACCAAAGCCTGGTTCGACTCAAGAAGAGCAGATCGAAACCACGACCCAAGAACTTGCTGACGCCACAGGTCCAAGCCGATATAACACCACCTACGGTTTTGAGGGCAGCGCCGGCATCGCTACCTGGGGCGAACCGATCTCCATTCCGTTCGTCAAATTTGGCGGAAATACTGGCGGTCTGCTGATCACACCGAAGCTGGTTTGGAGCCGTCTGTTCAGCCTCGGCAATCAGCAGCTGATTAAAGCTCTGTACGCCTGCGGTGAATGGGGCATGGCTTT